TCGTCAAAGAAAAAATTGCAGTGTTGGAGATTCCGTAAGAACTACCATCGGTCTCGGTGATGATTTCAGATTTAACATCATCAGGAAGTGATTGCGTCAGAATGTGCATATCTGGATACTCCAAATACTTCTTTTTGATTTGATGGTCGGAGAAAGTGTTGAGAATTTCAATGAAATCAGGACCATATTTCTCCTTCAATCGAATACGACTTTGGGGGTTATCAATGTTTTGGCATAGTTTAATATCCTCTTGATCCCAACGTATAATGTTAGACTCTGGAATATCGTAGGCGTACTTAATTTTGTCGGGTGTGGCTGACATAAAAACAGTAAACGCATCTGGAGCGTAGAGTCTGAGTGAATCTTGTGCAAGTTCAGTAGTACCACCATAGTGCCCTTCATCAACAAAAGCCATATCAATTTGTAATTCCTTTAGCCAGTCAATGTCATCGTGCCGGTCCAAAAATTGTTTCGAAACCAAAATAATGTTTTTACCCTCAGTGATGGGTTTAGTTTTGGCTCCAAGGTGTGTCACTTTGTATCCGTGTCCCTTACAGGCCTTCTTGTACTGGTCCACAGTTTCATTTGGGGCTGTAGTGATTACCAGATAATTAGACCTGTTATCAGCTTTAAAAGAACCAACCATCATAAAAGTCTTTCCACTCCTAGGCATATGTGCGTAAAGTACACACTTTTCACCCATTTTTTTCATTTTTATATTTTTCCATACAGTGTACTCTTGGTGTACACCCTGAAGTTCGGAAGGTTTTTTAGTTGTTTTGAATTTATGTAATTTGAACTTATTGAAAGCAGCTTGGATGTCATCATGGTCAATCACGATCGAATTGTCAAGCCAAACTTTAGCTCGTGAGTTTGTCGTTTGGTGTATACCAGCCTTCATCTTTTCAAAGTCTCGCCGATCCGGAATCACAATACAGGCCCGTTTATTTTCGTATTGTGGATAAACCACAGAAAACGCGGCGACCAGCTTGTCCATATGCAAGTCCTCGTAGATGAAATCGAATAGATATTTCGCTGTGGTGGCTAGGATTGATCCAGACTCGCGTTTTATAGCGGTGTAGTCCGACCCACCGTCACCTCCACGAAAGATGGACTCCTCAAAAAGTTCTTCCACATTTAGAAGCTCCTCGAGTGTTCCAGTACCAAAATTACCCTTGCATGGTACATACTTAGAAACTTCTGGTATCAAACCTAGACTTGCCAGGATGACAAAGACGGCCTCATGGACGCGCCCTTTTTCCGGGTGGTTACGAATCCATGCTTTTAAATCCCCATCGAAGGATTTAAGAAAGTGGTACACGTCACCGATTGTTTGCATCTTAACTTAATAGATGTCGTAGTCTTTATAGTCCTTAAAAAGCTTTGGAAAATGTGTCAATCAGTTTTCAAAGTTCGTGAAGAACAATTTATTGAATATTATGGGAGTCGGGCTCCACTTAGGTGTTTAATTTACGCATCAGTCTTCTTCGCAGCAGGCTTCGCGGCAGGCTTCTTAGCGACAGGCTTCTTAGCGGGAGTCGCGGCCTTAGCAGGAGCTGGAGCCTTAGCGGGGGCTGGGGCAGGAGCCTTAGCAGGAGCTGGGGCTGGAGCCTTAGCAGGAGCTGGGGCTGGAGCCTTAACGGGAGCTGGGGCTGGAGCCGGGGTGGGAGCGGGAGTGGGGGCAGCCGCGGGCACATGAGGACAGCTCTCTACGATCTTGGCTAGAAGACCATATAGACGAGTCTTGTCAAGACGGGTGCGCTTCATTTCTTCTTCGATTTCTTTGAGGAGTGGGTTCATGTTACTATATATAAAAGAAAGATTATCTTTATACTAAATGATATTCATTGGTCCTAAACTTCTCACGGGTATTGGACAGCATGCACAAAAATATACAAAACTATTTCTCCCTAATTCAGACTATTATGAACTTGGGAGTACGCTTCCTGAGTGTGAACATGGTCTCGTATTTACGATTCCAACGAAGGAGCATATTGAATATATCACATACGCAAAAAGGCGAGTAAAAAACCTGGCCTGTATGACTGTATGTGAGACAGAAACAGTGCATGAAGATTATGGACTGATCATGAAAGAATTTAAGAGGGTTGCTGTACCGAGTGAATTCTGTAAACGGGTGTTATCTAGACAGTTCCCAGATAATGAGTTCTATGTGATTCATGCACACATTCCCACACCCAAAGAAAAACCATATGTATTTTATCATATTGGGAATATCATGGATCCACGTAAAAAGTTTCGTGATATACTTCAGGCATTTGTTCGCCTGAATGAACCGAATTCACGACTGGTGGTCAAAGCAACGTGTGGTAGAGATATTACAATTCAATTCCCAAATGTAGAAGTTATAAACGGTCTCATTTCGAATGAAGAAATGGATGATATTCATCATAGATCCGATTGCTATGTAAGTTTTTCACATTCTGAGGGTGTTGGTATGGGGGCGGTGGAGGCTGCTGTGAGGGACAAACCAGTTATTATAACGGACTACGGTGGAGCACCTGAATATATCAAGACACCGTATACAATTGACTGTGGACTTCAAGAGTTGGAGAATGATGATTTTCTCTTCAAAAAGGGTATGGTTTGGGGTAAACCAAACTTTGACCAACTCTTGGAGTTCATGAGACATGCGTATGATAATCGTGTTCGTCATATGGATCACGAACACACTAAAAATCTAGTTGGTAGAAAGAATGTCTTAGAAGAATTCATCCTGAATGTAATTGGTACCGAGGACGATAAGACCGATGAGGATAGTACCACTCATTAATGAATCACGTTGGGCAATGCTAGTCATTACGAGATCATCTAGGGGTTGAAAACCAGTGGGTTTGGTGATGATACGAGGTAAAAGAATATTTACGGCAATGTAAAGAGCCATTGCTATTATTACAGGTCTAAGACTCTCTTGATCTAACATTTATAGTACTCTAGGATTTTAATTGAACCTTCTTCCCGAGAGGAACTTTGTCAATTCGATGCTTTTTGCAAAAATCTCCACACACAGCCTTGAATGAACAAGGCTTCCCAGACATGGTAGTTGCCTGACATGTTTTAACGTGTGTTCTTTGTGTCACCACAGACTCTGGGAGTTTATCAATCACAACAACTTGTCGACTCTCTTTCTTTTCTTCGTGTCTCTTATAAGACATCTTACACTTCCACGTCGCATCAGCTAGATGATAGCATTTATCATCGGGCTCGCTGAGGCGAAACATCTTAACCGCACTGGCAAGGCATTGTTGCCACGTTTCGTCACGAATAACTTCCATTTTTAGAACTTACTTTTTATAGTTTTGAATCATTACTTAGGTACTCATCAGGCTTCACCACCAATTTCTGCGAGATAAATGTCAACATTTCCCGCAAATTCTGGACAAGTCTCCGTAGTCTTTTTAGTCACCATATCTTGTACATTAGTCACATGCTCACTGAATTTCTTAACATCTATTCCAGTCGCATTGTGGATCTGAGAATTACTCGAGATATCCTTGACAGCGTAAAGGTATGCAGCTGCATAGTTGGCGTGAAGAACGGCTATGACAGGTGACTTATCCTGTTGAGCCGCAGTAGCATACCGAGCTGACTGTCTGATCAGTTTCTCGATTGAACTTTTCATACCCCTGTTCTTGTTCTGCATAATCACTATGAGAATGAAAATTGCAATAATCAAATAGAAGTACATATCTTCTTATCGTATCCAAAGAAAAATATTATGTTAATTTAAATGGAATCTAGACCCGAACCTCCTAAGTGTGGTGAATGTTTTCCTATGCTACGAAAAATCCGAGATACAACGCCAGCATATGACCGTAGAGGTGTTTGGAGATGGATGTTCCCTAAAAGGGTAGTACGTGTATTAAATCGGAGTGAGTATAGGGGTTATGTAATCATAAGTCCAACACGGGAATCAGTTATATCAACATTAACCCTTCCGAAGGGGGGTGGAGTAAATTATGAAAACAATGCCGTGACGATCCAGAAACAAAGAAAATCACTTGAACCAGAAAGTGATGTAGAATTTTCTATTGAAACGAAGAAAGTCTATGTGACTGTATTCATAGAAATTGATGAAGATGAATGGGTATGTTGGAGAGAAAATATTTATGTCAACGCTTGTCGCGATGATTTTATTATTAAAGAACTTGACTACATGGATTTAGAAAAAGTGGTTGGTGCTCGTTATACATATAAAGAATTCGAAGAATTGTTGAAAAAGAAAGTATCAACCTAAAATATGGCAGTAGATAAAGATCTAATCATAGTGATGACCACCATTGACGAGGCAAAGGACCAGATGCCAGAGGGTAAATATCTTGAGACATGTGATGCTTTACGACGAATACATAAAAAATTACGAAGACCTTCTATACCACATCCAAATGAATTACGAATACCACTCACCAAACAGATACTATTTTTATTCACGGGAACTATATCTGTTTTGAAAATTCTTGAATCTGTTAAAAAGAAAATCAGTAAGTAATGTATTCATGTATATGTTTTGTATTTAAAGAATTACCCAGATTTTCTTTAATGTACTACGTGTATGTTGCTACAAATCCTAGTAAAACTCCACCATACATAAAAATTGGTTATAGTCGTGATGTACATAGAAGAATGCAACAACTTTCTAATTCTGATTTAGAACAATGGGAACTTGTGTATAAGTATGGGTATAATTCTGAAAATGAAGTTAAGTGTATGGAAAATCAATTACATCGAGCATTTGTAGAAAGTAATTGTAAAAATTCTCGTGGTTGTTCATCTAGAGAAATGTTTTTTGCATCACCTCATCACGTAAATGAAGTTATCACCACTCAATGTTTAAGACCTAAAAAACAATGTTGTAAGTCGTTACCATTGTAATTGTAATGGCTATGGTGGTATTGGACGTGTGAGCTTTGAAATTTCTGATGATATAATCAAAACAAAATATGAAGATTGGGTTAATTCAAACTGTAATCACAATGAACTTAAAAAACATCTAGCAGAATTTATGGAATTTATGGATGAGAAAGTACGGGTTGGGACAAAAATATCGGAGGGAGAATACCTTAAAAATTCTAATATTTTGAAGAAATGTTATGATACCATCAACCTAAGTTAAGATCCATTCCTACAATTTTTAAGTTTTAATTAAGAGCCATGTTTGCAGAGTCACACTTTTCCGGATCACCCTCGTCCAATATGGATATTGTCCGTGATCTTTGTGAGGAGTTATCCCAAATGTCTAAAAACAAAGAAAAAGTAATTACTCACGAAGAAATAAAAAATTTATATTGGAAATTTGACACATATATTTGGGATACAATATTATACAAAAATGGTGACATAAAATATCGGATTGATGAAATCGCAAGACATTCCTTTGAAAAGGGTCTCGAAATCGGGAGAGGGTGCCCGGACGCCAAGCGCGTAGCATTACACCAGGCGTCTATAAATACCAACTTGCGTGAATTGAATATTATTTTGGAAACAACGGATGACTCTGAAGAAGATAGTGAATGAAAACCTAAGTTAAAAGTTAGACTTGTAATAAAATCATGGAATCAGTTCAAAAGCTCACCCACATAGAACATATTCTCAAGAGACCTGACTCGTATGTCGGTCCAGTCGACTTAAATGTCGAACCGTACTGGGTTCTCAACAGTAACAAATCACAGTTTGAGAAGAAGAACCTCAAGTATTCCCCAGCTCTCTTGAAAATCTTTGACGAAATCCTCGTCAACGCAATTGACCGCAACTCTATGCACCCTAAAAATGTCACCACCATTTCTGTCGATATCGACAAGGAATCGGGTGCCGTGACTATCGAGAACAATGGACCTCTCGGTGGTATCGGTGTTCGTATGCATGAAAAGGAGGGTCTATGGAACCCAGAACTTACATTTGGACATCTCCTCACGAGTACCAACTATGACGACTCCAAAAAGCGTGTGGTTGGGGGACGTAATGGTTATGGAGCAAAACTTACGAATATTTACTCATCAGATTTTTCTATCGTGATCAAGGACCATGAAAATAAACAGACCTACACACAGAAATGGTCTAAAAATATGACCGTCTGTGAACCACCAAAAATCAAAAAACATTCGGGTGCCACGTCATCTGTTTCTGTGACCTTTGTCCCTGATTGGCGAAGATTTGGCCTTTCTAAGATGGAAAATGCCATCTATAAGATTTTCCAAAAGAGAGTTTGGGATGCAAATATTTGCACAACCCCAAACTGTAAGGTCAAGTTCAATGGAGATGTTCTACCCAAACAGAACCTCGATACCTATGCCAAGATGCATGAAGGTGTTGAGAATGTCACATCAGTCACTGGAGACCGTTGGTCTGTATGTATCGGGCCTTCAGAGAATGGTCTAGAACAGGTATCCTTCGTCAATGGTATCTGTACAACCAAGGGTGGTACCCATGTAGACCACGTGGCATCCCTTGTCGCGTCCGGTGTCATCGAGGAGATGGCAAAGAAGATCAAACTCAAGCCTCAACAAGTGAAGAACACCTTCAATATCTTTGTAAAGGCCACCCTTGAGAATCCTTCATTCTCGAGTCAAGTCAAATCTGAATGTACCCTAAAAGTACAGGATTTTGGATCTAAATTTGAGATGCCCAAAACCTTTGTTAAAAACGTCCTAAAAACGGGTATTTCCGATGAGCTTACAGCTCTCTCAAAATTTAAGGAGATGAAGGAGTTGGCCAAAACTGATGGCGGTGCACGAAAGTCTAAGATTACTGGCATCCCTAAATTGGATGATGCAAACAAAGCTGGAACAGCGCAATCCAAAAAATGTACCCTTATCGTCACAGAGGGTGACTCAGCAAAGACTCTCGCAGTCGCTGGACTATCAGTTGTTGGTCGAGACCATTATGGTGTGTTTCCACTTCGTGGTAAATGTAAGAATGTCCGTGATGCCTCCGTGGCACAACTTACAGGGAACCAAGAGTTCAATGACCTCAAGAAGATCCTTGGTCTCCAACAAGGCAAGGAATACAATGATGTTTCAGAGCTTCGATATGGGAGACTAATGATCATGACTGACGCAGATAATGACGGTTCGCACATCAAGGGTCTAATTCTCAACATGATTGACTACTTTTGGCCCAGTCTCCTCAAGTTGGGATTCGTCGTATCGATGGTCACCCCGATTATCAAGGCTACTAGGGGTAACCAAATCAAGTCGTTCTATACGGATTCTAAATTCAGGACCTGGTATGGAAATGGACAGCCCGGTTGGCACATCAAGTATTACAAGGGTTTGGGCACCTCCACTTCAAAGGAGGCACGTGAGTATTTCAAGCAAATCGAAGATCTCACAGTCAAGTTTGATACAGATGTGATGTCTGATAAATCTATTACTTTGGCTTTTGACAAGAAAAAGGCTGACGATCGAAAGATTTGGCTTCTTGAAAGCACAGCAAAAGACCCCAAGGAGCTGGAGGTTCCTTATGGTAGTGTGAAACAATTGAACATCACCGACTTTGTTCATAAGGACCTGGTAAACTTCTCATTGGCGGATTTGAAACGTTCCATCGCACATGTTTGTGATGGACTCAAACCGTCCCAACGAAAGGTTATGTATTCATGTTTTCAAAAGAATTTGACTGCTGAGATGAAGGTTGCACAATTGGCTGCCTTTGTAGCTGAGAAGAGTGCCTATCACCACGGTGAAGTATCTCTCGCTGATACAATTGTGAAATTGGCGAATGATTACATGGGGTCCAACAATATCAATCTCCTAGAGCCATGTGGTCAATTTGGAACGCGGCTTATGGGTGGTAAGGATGCTTCTCAGACGAGGTACATTTTCACACGATTGACATCTGAGGCTCGTAAGCTTTTCGACCCCAAAGATGACGCCATTCTTAATTATTTGGATGATGATGGTCGCTCGATTGAACCTGATTTCTACATGCCTACTCTACCTATGATTTTGGTCAATGGAAGTGAGGGTATCGGTACTGGTTTCAGTTGCTACGTGCCTCCATTCAATCCCAAGGATATTCGTGATAACATTACAAATGTATTAAATGGTAAAAGTATTCAAAAAATGAAACCCTGGTTCAGGGGTTTCAAGGGTAAAATCATGGAACAGGATGACGATTCATGGGTGACCCAAGGTGTATGGAGTAGTATTGGGAGGACGGTTAAGGTGACCGAACTCCCCCCGGGACGTTGGACCCAAGATTACAAAGAACACCTCGATACCCTAATTGAAAAGAAAATCATTAGTGGTTTCACAAATAACAGTACAACTGAGAATGTGGATTTTCTCATCCAAGATTACAATGGTAAAGATGCCGTTAAGGATCTCAAGCTTCAAAAGACACTCCGTACAAGCAATATGCACCTCTTTCATCCAACAAAGGGTATTCATAAATACCAAAGTCCAGAACTAATTCTAAAAGATTTTATTGAGCTTCGGTACGAGTATTACAAGAAGCGGAAAGAACATCTCATCAAAGTTCTGGAGGCAAAGGCACAGATGTGTGATTACAAGTCTCGATTTGTATCCATGGTCATCAACGGTGATATCATTGTATTTCGCCGTAAAAAGCAAGAACTCGAAAACCAACTTTCCGGACTCTTCCCACAAATTGGTGGAACATATGACTACCTTTTGAATATTAGAACCGTTCAGTACACGGATAAGAGTGTTCGTGAACTTCTCAATGAATCCGAACAGGCGAAAAGAGATCTCGAGATTATGAAGTCTACTACAGCTATGAACATGTGGAAGAATGATATTAAAAATATATAAACAATAGATAAGTATGGGTGAAGCTGCAAAGATTTCTCTCAAAGCTATTGGAAAGCAGGATACACACCTTCTTTCCAAAGACCCAGAAGACTCGTTCTTTAATTATAAGAATGATAAGATACACTCAGACTTTCGAAAATATCATAGAAGTCGTAATGTTGTGAATCCTGGTGCTATTTCAGGTTGGCCATTTGGTCAAACTATTAAAGTGCAATTCAATCCACAAAATATGGGTGATCTTTTGAGTAACATGTGGCTGAGTATCACAATACCACGTCTCACAGATTTTGGTGGTGGTAAAAATTACGCAGACCAATTGGGGAGACATATTCTAAAAAGTGTCACTATGTTCATAGATGAACTCGAAGTTGAAACAATTCATGATGATTGGGGTATTATTTACGATGAGCTTTATTTAGAAATATCTGAAAAAGTAGCTAATAGATTTCTTGTAAATAGAAACATAGGTTATGACGACTCCACTTTGGATGCATTTAAGGACCTTTCACAATATTCTGCTGATCTCATGATTCCTTTACACTTCTTCTTTTCTAGAAAATATGCAAGTGATGAATATTCTTCAAATAAACCAAATCGTCCATACTTCCCAGTATGTGCTGTACACCGTCAAAAAATAGAATTTGAATTGGAGTTTCACCCACAAACTTTTTTTACAGATACGGGGACTACACTCTCACTCCCAGAGTTTAAACTCGTTACAGAAGAAATCACAGTAACTCCTGAAGAACGTCAATATTTGGCGACTAAACGTCAAACATTTATAACTGATATTGTACGTAAACACCCTAGTATTATAAGTACACCAAATGATACAATGATTCGAAATAACCTTGTACCCAACATTCCAGTGAAATGTATTCATTGGTTTTTAAGAAATGAAAAATTCGAAGATGCTAGTGATTCTACAGGTGGTAAATCATTACAAGAAGAGAAGTCTTACCAAAATCGTTTCAATTTTTCATCTAATGTACACTTTGATGAGACTGGTACATTCTTCTATCCCATAATGGATGAAGCAAGTTTTTACATAAATGGAAACAGATTACCAAATGTTTCTAAAACAAATCACTATTATTACAAATATCTAATTCCATTTAGAAATAGATTAGCAAGGCCTATCAGAAATATTTACACTTATAGTTTCTCGATGAATCCGATCAATGTGGAGCCATCGGGGAACTTGGATTTTAGTCAAATAAAATCTGATAAAACGTCTATAGAAGTGAAGTTGGACACATCGTCTGATTCACTTGTAGACACGTCTAGTAATAACTATTCGTTAAACATGTATTACACGGGTTATCAAACGTATATATTTGATAAGGGATTTATGTCACTTGCTTATTAAACAGTGAGGTCTTATTATTGGAGATGTAGTCTATGATATTATTCTTAATACACCATTTGATGAAATTCAACTGTGCCAGAGTTGTATGAATTTCATGAGATGTCCCAGGAATGGTATACGGAAACTTCTGCGAACGACAAAATGGATCAAAGAGTTTCTTCGAGTACCCATCTAGACTCGACTTATATGCACAATGTACGGTAAAGAGCTTACCATCTTGTGTTGTGTAAGTTGTATTATTCTTTTTTGCGTAATTCGTTATAAACCACTCCAAATTTCTAAGTGATATACCACTTGTCTTGTCTAGAATGTTCATTAATTTAGTTCGATTCTTTTCCTCATTGTAAAAGCTGTTTATTGATGTTAGTAGAATGGTCGATTTACTCATTATTTAATATAAGGACACAAATCTATAAGCTTGTTTTTACTTTCACATGCGGGGCACCCTCTAACGAACATTTGTTCGGGTCCGTGTGTATGACTATTTACACTAGATAGATCTCGTTTTTTGATTTTGTCACCTTGAACTTTGTGAAATTTACAATACCCATCGTCAACGGCTTTAAATGAACATCTATGTGTGACACCATCTTTGATTTTTGTACCTTTACATATGGTAACATCATCCGCCCCCCTCAATAATAGATCTAGTGGGATACCATGCACTTTGGATACTTCATCAAGTTTTTTATTTACTCGTTCATTAGCTTCTTCATCAATCATGTCGTAAATAAATTCATTGCATGATTCTTCTACGAGATCGGGAAGATGTTCGTTAATTATATTTTTGATATTGTCAATTACAATTTTTGTAAATTTATTTTTGTTTGTCATGCCTTATCATTAGATTGCGCGTAGCTTTTAAATAAGTCTTCAACAGAGTTTTGTTTTTGTCTAAACATTTTAATACGATCCCGTAATACCAATGCCGTACCTTCACCACTAAGATTATTCTTTTCACATTCTTCAATCAATTGTTCCTTTTTCATACCACTCAAGGCTGGACCAGTGACTTTCTTTGGTGGTTTATACTGTTCAATAATGTCACCAAATATTTCCTGTTTTGTATTTTCAAATAGAGGGTCAAGAAGATCACACACAGGATTCAAAAACTTATTCACAAAGTAGTAATGGTAATCGACAGGGATGTTATGCTCTTCACCATACTTGGGATCCTCTGATTTCTCAAAAGCCTTCGCCTTAGAATTGTCAGTTTTTGTAAGTAGATATGGCACCCGGTCACCAGATTGTGGCTCAGATCCAGGCTTTCTTTGTCTCATTTTATTGACCACTTGAACATGAGCTTGGTTTATATGTATACTTTCAGGGCTATTAATCGATACACTCTTTCCACCAACTTTGTATGAATCTGAGAGTGATTGACTCAAAATAAGTTTATCGTGTGGTATTTCACCTGATAGGAGTTCATTTGCTCTCTCCCTCGCAAGTTCTTTTGGAGGACCCGGATCTCCAGAAGTTAAGACCACATCTAATAGTTCCTTACACACTTCTCTCATGTGAGGTGTGTTGTCTCGTCGAACAAGTTGGAGACCTTTCACATCTATATAATCCATGTGCATTTGATCATCTTTACCCTTTGTCCACAACTTGGCTGCATATCGTTTCTTTGAGTACAAAAAATAAGGCCAATAGACCTTCTCAAGCTCTAGATTATTTGGCTTCTTGAAAAGGGCTGAGCACTCCTCCGCAGCTCGTTCACCAATCTCCCAACTATACTCAATAGCTTCTAGACCCTTACGATCACCTACATCAAACTCAACCATGACCGAATCTGTGTCACCATACCTCACCTTCGCACCAGGGAAGTTTGCCTCAACATAAGTCTTAGTTTCTTCAATCATACCACGACCCCTACATGTTGTCGTAGATGCAATAGGTACACATGGGAGAATACCTTTACCTGCACCTGTAAAACCATACACAGAGTTCATCGAAACTTTGTAGGCCAACTGTTTACCATTGTACACCTCCTTCATATAACCTGTTGCTTGTGCCATATCTCTTTTGGCTTTTTTACGAAATTGTTTAAGCTCCATAAGAATGGCTGGTAATAGACTCGGTACATCTTGTGCAAACTTATACGTCTTATTTCCAATGTTAAATGTTTCGTATGTAATCCCAGGGATCTTACCATATCGTCGCTCGTCCATGACGTATGTAGAATAACAGAGGTTGTGGGCCATCATGATACTCGGGTACAGAGCTTCAAAATCTAGGGCTGTGATTGGAGTATAATACGCGCCTTTTTGGGCTTCTAGAACCGTTGCACCTTCGTATTGCTCTTCGGGGAGAGAACCATATTTAATCGTTGGTACCATGTAACCCAATTCACGAGCCTTTTTAGACAACTGACTAAATACCTTGATTTGCTGTCCACGTTCAACCAAAAAAGATACAGGTACCCATGTTGCCTTTGCCATCTCTACGAGGTTTAGTAGGATGCACATCTTTTTCATTAGTTTGTGTGGGAGAAGTGTATCTTTGATACAGTATTCTGCCACTTCGTATAACTTTTTAGGATCACCCTCTACAAAACGAGCAAACATTTCTTTGGGAGCCATATCAATTTTTTGATCACCAAGATACAGTTTAGAAACGTTGTTGAGATTGTACGAATCTAACTTGTATCCCTTTTTAACCTCATGAAACATATCGAATACAAAACGACCAGACATAGGCAGGAGTTTTAGAAAGTTATCACCCAGAGCACTCGAGCTTAATTTTTTCATCACCAAGTGACATTCTGTATCCTTGAGTTTACCAAGCTGATAAAAATCGATTCCACACCCAACCATATTAGCACGTTTGTAAATGTACTCTAAATCAAATCCAAAAATATTCCACCCAGTGAGAATGTCAATATCCTTTTCGTTCATATATTTTTTAAACGCTAAAAGCATTTCTTTTTCAGTATCAAAACTAATAACATCAGGTCCATCAGTCTTTTTGTAGCATAAACATACTTTCTCGTATGGTTCATCACTACCAAACTTACATAAGGAGACTGCAATTTGAAAGCAGGCATCGTCCGGGACGTTTGGATCTGGAAATTTCCCAGTAGAACTATTACACTCAATATCAAACGAGGCAACGATAAATGGGGCAATATCATCTCGTTCGACTGGTTTAAGTGTAGACCAGTCGTTACACCATAAATCAATATCAGTTTTAGCCAGGTGAGAACGAACACATGTATCACCAGTATCCAACCAACCTGTGGATTGGATTCCGGTTCTATGCATGAGTCTCAGGACAGGGTCGATATTTGATTCATAGACATGATATTGTTTGAACTCATTGTTATACATGAAAATTGAGTTAACTTTTCGTCTATGCTCCAGTGATTTGAAATTGAGATGCATAAAATGAAACTCTTCATTATTTTGAAATCCCCAGACGTCCTTCTGTTTCGTCAAACTATAACTAGTTACATGGTCTCGTTTTAATCTGCATATGTCATTGTAAAGACGACTGACGTCCTGGTCTGTTGTACCCCTTGGGAGCTTCACAAAAAAGTATGGATCGAATGTTGTTGTTACACAGACCGATTTACCATCTTCAGTCTTACCAAAAATACTGATTTGATGTTCACCTTCAACATCCCGTGCCTCCCATGTCAACGCTTGGAATACTACCATATGTATACTATGAGCCAAAATTTTAATATCATTTATTAATAAATGTCTGCTGCTTTGATCGAACTCGTTTCGGTGGGTGCCCAGGATGTTTTCATCACTGGTGATCCCCAGGTCAGCTTTTTCCGTCAAAATTACAAGCGTCATGCCAACTTCGCTATGAAGCCAGAGCGCATGGATTACATTGGTACATTTGGTGCGAACAATGAAATTACCATTCCCATCCGCTCTAAGGGTGACCTCATGAGCTACATCTGGATTGAAGATTCGCTCGTTTCTAACGTACAAGACAACCCAGACGGCCTTTTCTCTTCTACTGCGTCTAACCCTACAGAATTCCAGCTCTGGATAGGTGGTCAGAAGGTTTGCCAGATTGATTCACTCTTTATCCAAGGTGTACACAATCCCCTCATGCGTGACAGTCAAGCCAAGTCTTCAATGTGCGCTTCGACTGCCACCCTGAAGTCTAACCATGGTGGTGATCACTTCATGATCCCTTTCTTCTTTGGTGAAGATTACACTAAGTGCCTCCCACTCGTTCTTTACAATATCATGATGTCGAGATTCGCATTAAGTGCAGGGACGGTTACACACCCGTCGGTAGTCCCAAGATTTGGGGTAACTATGTGTATTTAGACACAGATGAGCGTAAGTACTTCACCGATACTCAGCATGAGATTCTGATCACCCAAACTCAGCACCAACTCGCTGCCAAGGAGGATACTGATATTGATATCAGTTATTTCAACCACCCCGTCAAGTCTCTTCACCTTGTCTCTGGTAACACCACCGCGGGTGCCGATTGGGACACAGCTTTCACTTTCGATAAGGCCACCCTTTACATCAACGGTACAGCTCTATTCGAAGAAACTTCGGCTATGTACCACCACACAGTCGTACCAGAAATGCACAGCACAGATCTCCCCGACGATGTTCTCGAGGATTTACCCACTTACACATGGCCATTCTGCATCAACCTCAGCAAGATGCAGCCCACAGGTACACTAAACTTCTCTCGCATTGACAACGCCAAACTCAGCCTGACCAACCCATCAGGTGGTAACGCTCTTCATCGGGTCTACGCGGTCAACTATAACATCCTTCGTATCAAGGATGGTATGGCCGGTGTCGCATTCGGTAATTAAGTACCTAAGTGAGCCACACACAATGTAAAAAGTATATTCAAAACATCCAACATGGTGAAAACGAAAACGAAAACTCCAACTCTTGATTCTGTTCGCAAGGTGAAATCTGGTGTCACCGAACTTGTATTGCAGAATCAAAAGTTGAAAAAGAAGTGTAGAAAACTGAAAAAAAAAGTTGCTAAACTTGAAACAACTTCAAAAACAACATTTCGTAATGACTTGATTGAGAAGAGGCGCGCCGAGAAGAAGGCTCTCATGGACAAGAAACGTGCCGCCGCCGCCAAGGCTCTCATGGACAAGAAACGCGCCGCCGCCTCTTTTTTTACGCCGGGACACTGGTGCGGACGTCTTTGGAACTACTCACCCTCTGCCTACCTCGATTTTGCGAAGTGTGACCGCGAAGTTTCGAAACTGACACCTTATCAACAAAATATTTGGAAACACACCCTATCGATGGTTGAAACTCTTGATATTCTTGACTATTATTTTGGGAATTGTTTTTTGAAATTTATCCGCAATATCCCCCCCGCGCTCATGTCCAGGCACGCAAAAACTATCGCAGCAGGATTCATACATTCAAGTGTTAAACCTGAATTGAACAAGAGAGTCATGCAAGAGAAGATTGGTGTTTCTGTACCCACAATTAGTCAAGTGTCTAGAATTATTAACCTTATTTAATAAGCAATCTATCAAGTCTCGGTTTTTCCTTATTCATGAAAACTGTGAGTTGCATAACTTCACCTTCCAAATTTACTAATCCATGAGTTGACTTTTGGTACTTTGATATTTGGTCAACCCTAACAAGATCCACAGGTGACATCTTTGTCTTTGGTACCTTACTATGGTAGACAGCAAGAACTGCAGCATCCCTTTTTGTCTCTCTAGGTAGTTGATCTCCTTCGTAGCACACTACAACATGTGCACCTGGACAGCCAGCTACATGCATCCACCAGTGTTTGGGGTCACTCGTCATTGTCAATTGGTCATTTTCTTTTGCACTCTGACCAACTTGGATTTTGATACCGTCGTATGACGTGTATTCAAGCATGATTTTATCTCGTATTAATTCCTTATATTTCAAACAAATACAAAAGGAAAATTATCACTTAGTGTTACTAACGGTACCAATACAAACGCTGATATTATGTATTTAGAATGTCCATTTAAAATGGTATTACCCCTATGTAAATGTAGTTGACTTGTGGGAAATATTAAAACTTTTCCAGTTTCGGGTTGTACTTTTCTACCAGAATTGAACTCGGTTGAACCACCATTTTTTTCGTCTATATCATTTAAATATATGATTATTGCAAGTATTCGGTCATTTTGATAGTCGGAATGCCAGTTGAAAAAACCACCTTTAGATGTCATTTGTATTTGTGGACCTGATACATCTCCAACCATTAGAGAACTTAAAAGACCATCTTGATTAATATCATTTAAATGTTTCTTGTATTCTGTGAGAACTTTTTGTATTCCATTTGTATATATTTGTAACAAATCTAGATCATGTTTATGATCGAGCCTTACATCTGTTGATCGTTTAAAATCATTCTGTACACCAGACTTCAATCGACCAAATATTTTATTAGGACTTTGTTCATGATAATCTATAAACAATTGACACTCTTCAGCGGTAAAAACGTTTCTCATCTCAAATATAGATCTATCATATACATCAATTATATCATGTGACATACTTTAATAATTATTTTATCCTTTAATTAATATGCACGTCGTCCTACAACCTAGTCCTTCGATTACACATAAATATAGAGTAACGTTACCAAATAAACGAAGTATTGATTTTGGTGAGAAGGGTTTTCAACACTACCCAGACCATGGTAATCCAAGACTTATGCGTGCACAACTTCTTAGGAAAGGTGCTATCATTCCTAAGGAGCTGCGAATAGAGAGAAACCCGTATGAGATACAGAAAGAAATGTTGAAAATTAGGGAAAGTTCTAAAGAAGATTGGGAAGATTTCTTCCGGGCCGAATATTGGGAAAGGTGGATACTATGGTCTTACCCTAACGTAAATAAAGCAAAGTTATCTATGGTCATGAGTCATGGTATTCTTTTTATGCCTAGACCAGAGGATTTATGGTTCTGTAAAGATGACCTTATTGACCTGTAGATCCGAAACCTCCATCACCCCTTAGGGTCTCTTCGAGTAGACCAATTTCCTTGATCATAGGTGTATCACACCTTTCCAAAATAAGTTGAGCGATACGATCACCCTTCTTGATTTCAAAGTCTTCCGTACCATGATTGAATAGGACGACCTTGACTTCACCGGTATAATCGGGATCAATAACACCCGCACCAACATTGATGCAGTGCTTCACAGCTAGACCAGAACGAGGGGCTACCCGACCATATAAACCATCGGGTATGGAGAGAGCAATACCAGTCCCGACTAAAGCTCGCCCCGCTTGACACGGTACAGTCGCATCTTCGGAGCTATATAAATCATATCCCACAGCACCATCAGAACCACGAGTAGGCAGACGAGCATCGTAACAGAGCTTCTTGACCCCGAGAGGCATCTGATCATTCATAAACTCAAATCCTTAAGTGGTTATAAACATGGTTACAATGTATTTATTCCCATCATGTAATTCTTGACCACTATGTATATAAGTCCATGTAGAGGGAAATATTAACATCTTTCCAGTGTTTGGTTGTACTTTTGTACCCTTAAATTCCGTTGCACCACCATATTTTTCTTCGACATCATTTAGATAATAAATTATACTCGCTATTCGCCGGTTTGGATCCAAATTACCATCGTTGTGCCACTTAAAATATTCACCTTTTTGAGTTTTTTGAATTTGGGGAAACGTTATATTAAAATTTTCAAATAAAGGTCGGTAGTCAACATCTATTTTATCATTTAAATATTGAACATATTTTCTAATAGCCGAAAATGTGTAATCTTTGAATTTATTCATTTCATTATCCCAATTAAGAATATCCATACATAAATCTGTACTCTTCTTCATATCAGACTTACCATCGAGAGTTAATCCAGGTCTATGTTGGTGTTTATTTTTTTCAAACTTATCAATTACGTGTTTACAAAAGTCATAAGGTATAAAGTTTTCACATTCATAAATAAATTCCATTGTTTATTATTCGTATGTACACTTTAAGTTTTTTTTACTTCACAAACTTCTTTTTCTCTTCGTCTGTAAGGGCTCTCCACATTTCACCCAACCTCTTACCAATGTCGGTGAAACTGAGATCTGGGTTCTCTTTCACAACCTCGGGTCGCATCTTCTTGACAAAGTTCATGTATGCATTAGGTTTACGCTTGGGTTTGGATTCTTTGTCCCCGCCACCTCTGAGCCTGAGAACTAGATGTAGAGTAGACTCCTTTTGGATATTGTAATCAGCTAAGGTACGTCCATCTTCAAGCTGCTTTCCAGCGAAGATGAGTCGCTGCTGGTCGGGAGGGATTCCTTCCTTATCTTGAATCTTAGCCTTGATGTTATCGATAGTGTC